AGCTGCAGTTTTTCAAAAGGTATCTTTAGCTGCTTAAATTCTGCCTGTGTTTTGTCTACGCCAGACTTGTAAGCTTTGGCCGTACCTTCTATAGAAAAATACTTAAATTTATCCTCAAGCTTTTGGATCTCTTTTTTAACTTCGGAGTGTAGCTTTTCGAGGTATCTTTTATCACTGCCTTTTAATGCTGCCTGCAGGATTCTTTGTTTTATTTCTTTGTCGGATTCCCTGTAATATCTTAATACGGCATGCTCGTTTTCACTTATTATTTTGTTTAGGCTGCTCATTATTCATTATTCCCGCCGCCTTCATTGCCGTAAAGATCATCGAGATTTATAGCTGATTCCTGCTTTTTTTCTTCCTGAATTTGATTAAGCTCAATCTTTGCCTGATCTTCTGTTATATTATCAAGCCTTTGAATAGCTGTTAATTTACTCATAGTGCCTGTTATAACTCTTGAATTATAATTTTGGGTGTCCTCGGTCTCGTCATTAACCAGGCCGTCTCTCCATTTACTTGATATTTCTTTTATAGTCTTATTTTCAAGCTCAGAAGCTAATATTAAGGATAATTCAAGAGGCTCTTTGATTCTCTGCACCACTTTAGAGGCTTTGGAAAGTGGGCGCTGTAATAATCTTTTTAATGCTGTACCGCTGGAAATATTGGCCGAATCCATAGCAAACAAGGCGGCCGATGTGCCAGAGGCAATATAATACTGCTCTTGTAATTTGTTAATATATTCTATAGCCTGAGTTATTTGAGCGTCAAAAGTTAATAATCCCGGCGCTCTGTCATCGCCATCAAGCGGTATATAGGTATCGAGTTTTAACTCCCATTTGCCTGTCTGTGCATTAAATTGGGTGGCATTTTCTGGGCCGTATAATATCTTACCTTGTTTATCCAGATTGTAGCCTATTTTTGAAAGCTCGACTTCCATTGCCGTAACGATAGAATTATACTTCTCAAAGTCTGAATCGGAGTATATCTCATCAGAATTAGGCGTTAATTTCTGGGTAATTATAGTATTAAATTCCAGCCCTGTATCTTCAATTACAGGCTCTTGTATAGCGTAATCTATTTTATCATTTTTCAGCAAGTGGACCCTTGTCTCAACGCTGCCCGGTCTGTGAATCTCTATTTTTAAATATTTCTTGCCGTCAATCTCATAGTCAAAGGCTATGACTTGGGCGATAACCTTTTTATAATTAAGTAATTCTACCACTGGAAACCAATAGCGAGGATTAATATTGTCTATAAAAGGTTTATTGTTTTCCCTGCGGATTTTCAAGACAGCGTTGCCGAATGTTTTTAAGTCTGAATCAAAGCAGGCTATGACATCGGTAAATTGAGTATTCCTCATTAATTCGTTAAGATAATCTTGATCAGTACAGGAAAACTCAGGCGTTTCGCCATGTTCTAAATCTGCCAGAGCTTCATTGGTTGCCCTGTAATAATCAAGTTTAATGATTCTTACTTTTTTGTATTCGTCATCATCAGGATAAATCTTTTTAATGTCATCTAATATGACAGACTCATGCTTATTCTCAAGCATTTTCTCAAGCAAGTCATATTTTTGTAGCCTCTGGCATTGGCTTTCAATAGGCCAATCCATACCCTGGTTGAATACATCTAAAGTTGTTAAAATATCGCTCATTCCGTTTATCCTTGTTTCGTAAGTCTTTTTTACAAATAAATTTCTGAACCAATTAAACATTTATGCAGCCTTTTTCTTTGAGTATGCCTCGAATAATTTGCGCCCAAATCTGCGCTCGTAAAGGTTGAGTATGTATCTCATTGAATCCATCAAGTGATCGTTCTCCCCGATAGGTTTTTCAGGATCAACGCTATGCTTTAACCTCTCATCCTCTGATGGGTAGCGGTAAGTTTGAATCTCGTTTGAAGTATTTACGCATTTATCAGATATAATCAACCTGTCAAAGTTTATTATCGACCTTACAATTGTGATACTATCTTCAACCTTCGGCTTTTCTTCATAAACCGTATAGCCTGCTTTCCTTACTTTGTCGTTACATTCAGGCCGTGCATTGTCACCATTTGTATATCTAATCACCGGAATATTATATTCAAATTGTTTATTCTTTAGCCAGTCAATGACATTCTCAGGCTGTACTTTCGACTGATAAAATTCATCTATAAGATAATAAGTTCCCTGTTGAGTTACGCCAATCAAAACAACCGCCGTTGGTTCTGTGTATCCCCAATCTATGCCAACAATATACTCAATAAATTCTTTTGCCTGAATCTTTTTAATTATTTCGGTATGAGTAATCGTGTGTTTTTCATCTGAGAAAGTATCATATACTAAGCCTTCGGCAATACGCCACTGTCCTAATATCTTTCTTTCATAGAATGCACCGGAATAAAGTCTTTTTTGTGCCTCTATGTATTCAGGCTTTAAATTGGCGTTATCGTCCATTATAAAATGCCAGTATTCAAAAACCTGTTTGACCTGATCATGGTCGGTGTGTGCTGTATCAATAAGAGGCTTTATTTTTTCTTTATATAGCCAGTGATTTGTACTTTCCGGGTTGGAATCTGCAAAGGCTCTTGCATCATCCGCCGACAATCTGGACAAAGCCATATTATAAAAACTATAGTGATGTTTGCTTAATTCGTTAGCATACCAAAATTTCCAAGTTCCGCCCTGTATGGTCGCTTCACTTCCAGCGTTGCCACCGCCCACCACTAAACAATTATATAATTTACCCCAAAGTTTTATATCAAGCTCGCCTGAACTGCTATTGTATTTAATGCCGGCATTATGATAGTTCTTTAAATATGGCAATAATTCCACTAATACATTATTTCTAACAGTATTTTTGGAATATCCCGAAAAACAATAAAGCGCATCATTTCCTAATGCGTCCATAATTTGAGGCATTTTAAATATAATGCTGACTGTTTTTGCGCTTCTAACAGAGCCGTCAATTAAGGTAAATGGTTTAAAATCAAGAGGATCTTTTTTTAAGAACTTTCTGACTTTTGGGCTATATTTAGATTTAGTATAATCAATCATCTTTTAAATTCTTTAAAGCTTCTAAATATTTGAGTTTTGCATTTTCATCATGCGGAGTCTCTTCCTTTTTAAGCTTTTTGTTTTCAAGTTCTAGTCTCTTAACGTCAATCGCTGCAAGTAATCCCTCGCCAAGTCTTTGACCTTTTTGGATTTTATTTAATGATTCAATCATATTTGCAAAAGCTTTTGTGTCGGGTGTCTCAAGTTCTACTTCATCAAGATATTCTTCTTCTGGTTTGCCTTCGCAATACTCTTTTATTTTCACAACATGAGTTTTGAATCTTTTTTCTTTTAAATATTCCTCAACGGCATCAAGTGCCAAATCTGAAATACTTAAATATCTTGCGTTTCTAGCGGAAATATTATCAGAAATCTTCTCAATGGTTTTTTCTATAGTTTTTGTTTCTAATTTGTTTCCGAACTGTTTCCTTTTATCATCCCATTTACTAAGTGCTGCTTTCTTTCCCATCGTTGAAAAAGACACTTTATATTTTTCGCTTAATTTCCTTAATGATATTTGAGTTGTTATGTATTCATTTTCAAGCTTAATCCAGTTGGGTTTATTTTTTTTAACCATCTCGGTTTTCTTCCATCTCGGAATTTTCTAAAAAAATATATTCTAATGTTTTATTATTTTCTTGTGTTCTGCGGTAGGCATTTTGTATAAGATCATTGCTATAGCTTGATTTTATTTTTTACTATAATTTCAATTTGTTTTCAGACATCAAAGCCATTAATCGGCTCTTTAATGCATCAATTAGTAGTTTATAGCCCTCTAATATTGATTTATTTTGTAAATAGGCTTCGTATTCTGTTATAAGATCAGGCTGTTGATTGACTAATCTGCGCCTTGCTATGTCTATGTTTAATTTACTGAGGCGTTTATCAAGGACTATGATTTTATCAAGCTTAAAACTCGCCCCAAAGGCTGTAGTATTTAATTCCATATATTCTTCTGCAAGGTCTACGATTCTTTGTGATATTTTATCTAATTCGCTCATAGATATTTATATTCTTCCGGTCCTATATCTAATCTTATTCGGTGGCCGTCTGTTCTGAATCTCTCAGTCATTCCTAATTGTTCAAGTCTTTGATTTACAGTTTCAACTTCTTTTAAATGGTTTATCTGTCTGTTTCCTATTTTTGTATGGCATCCCTGGCATACTCCAAACATATTCCAAGCTAAGTCAAGTATTTTATGGGATTGTCTTATTATGTGATGAGGGTCTTTACTTGGTTTAGTGCAGAATATACATTTTGAATCTCTTTGTTTTATATATTCTTTTAATGCTTTGTTTCTTACAGGTTTTATTTTTGGTAGCATTAAAACCCCTCAAATTATTGCTTATGAACATTAGAACCACAGTTAGGCGGTGGCCCTTTAACATCTGAACCAGGGCCTATAGTATTTTTAGTTAATTTAATAACATTGCCGACAGGCTTAATTTTAGTTCGCTTCCTGCAATCTTTAAGATCAGCTTCCAATAAATCTCTTTCCACCTCATCAATGCAACATATACGCATCCAGCCGTCTTTTATTTTTACGCTCAGGACATTATCAAATGTATCTTTAGGATCATCAGAATCAAAAGATTGATATTTAGTTGAGCCGATCTCCTCATAAAAAAGAATTATAGGTCTATTAATGATGATATAACCTGTACGTCTTTTGCGATTTTTTAACATTTCGGTAATATCTATCATAAATAACCCCTAACTATTTCTAATAGCTATAGTCCTATAATGTATCTTATGTGTAGGTTGTAGGCTTTTTATACTTTTGTATTAGTGGTTAATCTTAAATGATCAAATATTTGAGATAATGATATTTCGCCATCTTTCCAAAGTTCGGCTAATATTGGATCAAGTTTCTTTGTACCTTACTTATCCTCCAGTGCTTTATTAAGCTGGTAAACAACCTGT